AAGTCCAATCCAATCATCGGATCTACAGTATTCTGGCCGGATACTTTAGTAGCCAGGTGTATTCCGTACGGTACCGCGTACAAAATAGAATCCAAGTGTTTAACTTTTCCGACTTGTACTAGCCTACGCGCCAACACCAGTCTGCACCCGTGTATCCAATCGCTTTGATCGGTAGGGAGATAAAAGTCTATTCTCTCCCCTCGTTCTGCCTTGTCCCTGTGGTGCTCGGAGTACAGTTTAAAGTACCACCAGTAGTACCCACTCCCTAGATACTTTTGAGCAATGCTGGTGTATGTTTCTTCTTCCACCACAACGTGCGTGTAGCATTCGGCACGCAGTACAGGAGACAGTAACAACACGGACACTACAAAAATAAACTTATTCATTTGCACCCACTTCCGGTACTACCAAATCCGCGCTCTCCCCTGTCTGTTTCCGGAAGAGACTCTACCTCCTCCATGACTGCAATAATGACAGGACAAATTACCATCTGAGCTATCCTGTCACCCCGGTTGATCTTGTAGTTGGCGGGTCCGGCATTGTACATAGGGATGATAAGTTCACCAACAAAGTCCTGATCTATTGTAGCCGGCTGGTTTACCACCCACACCCCGTGTTTGGATGACAACCCGCTTCTCGATCGAATTTGCGCCTCGTATCCCTCGGGAACTTTGACTTTGATGCCCGACGGGACGCGAGCAATGCTAAACGCCCGCACTAGAACAGTCTCAACTGCACACAAGTCCATACCCACCGCNCCTGAAGTCATATACTCGGGTACGTACAAATCCTTGGCTTTATCCGTNCGCACAAATTGAATGGAAACGGTCCCGGATCTCATGGTTTGTTCTCCTCCTAACGAGGATACCACACCACGAAGCGTTGTTAATCGGCGTCAACGGAAGGATTGAGGTAGGNTCGCCAGTACTTATCTGTTTTTANAATACCCCCGCCAGAAAGCTCCAGCAGAACAGTCATGATTTCATGCGACTCGAATCCTTTTTTCAGAAGGATGTTGGATAACTTATACCCTTCCAGCGGTCCCTTAAGAAGCTCATTTATGATTATTCCAATGATTGGCTGGTACATGTCATTTCCTAAACACAAGATCTTCCAACGTGTGCCGCTCGAACACCCACGATCCATGATCGTCTATAGTAGACATTATCTCCACCATGTCCAGCGCGGGAGCCCTCTCCCCTTTGATGTATTTAGTTTTGATGTCAAACACTACGAATCGCATGCCCATCATGATCAATCTACGCAAGTTTTTGTCTTTAATACTGTCGAACGAGGATACGGGGAACAGAATCTCTTTACCGACGAATATTTTTTTCACTTAGTTTCCTATGACAGAGTCACAGAAAAATCGGTGTCCGTAACTCTAGAGCGTAGGTAAGATTCTACCAATCTTTTGGTTCGTTCTGCCTGCTTTTCATCAGAAATGGGGCCTATGCTCCATTCTACAGCGTTAGAATAAGACTGATCGTCGAAATCAAATTCGGTTCTGGGGAATTTCTGCTCTAAAAATGAAACAAATTCTTCCATTTGGCCAAAAAATTTGTCCATTCTTTCGGTGTCGTCTTTATGAGGAAAAGTAAATATTACTTTGACAACCAAAGAATCCGATAACAGCGTTTTCCATACTCTTTCTAAGTAATTAGGCATGACTTACTCGTTGTTATGCAGCTTCATCCGTTTGTACGGGTTGACAATGGACACTTTTTTCTGGTACCTGCCGGACGAGTCCGAGCTACCACCAAACGGTACCGGACCCTGATTCTGCTGAGCCGGACCCCCTACAGGTATTTTATCTCCGTATTCCTTGGCAAAATTTCTACTGAACTCTTCTTCTTCTACTAGATTACGGCGTTCAACTTCGATGTCAGCCCCGGCTCCGTTCAACAAAGTGCGTCTCGACAAAATTCCGCGCTGCTGAAGTTCTTTCCACAAAGTCAACCGTTGCGGCTCTTCAGACGCATCCAAGCTTTTGCGCCACTTGAGCTTTGGGACTATAAGCTGGCGATCTTCCTTTTTTACGATTTTAATCCGGTGCTCTAGCTCACTCTTAGGCTTCTTGTAAAATTCATTCATCTCGGCTACAGGAGTGCAGATCTTAGGCATAATCCACTGATTTTCAAATTGGTGCCTGTAGGAAGAAAGCCGATCCAACAAAGTCTGCAGTCCAGCGATAGCCGAGTTACATGTAGCAATTCCATTACAAACTAAGTATGTATGAGTGTTTTCTACTTCCAGGTTATAAACGGGGTTTACGTTATCTACGTACTCCAGTTTTTTAATGGGAATATAAACGAATTCATTATCACTCCATACCGATGATCTCAAAGCCTTTGCCGGAAGGTTCTCACCCCACACTAACTTGCATAGTCTTGTTGCGGCCCTCCCTTGAACTCTAATAATGTGATACGGCCTTTTGTTATCTTTAGCTACAGTAGCCGTCTTTCCGTTGTAAAATCCTAACTGACTAAGCAGATAAGACACCTGATCAGACAGCGTTGAAGACACAGTGCCGCACTGAACAATTGCCAACGTTTTTGTGTGCCTGTTTTTTTGCAGCGCCGGAGATGGCTTGAATTTTCTACTGCCATCCCCCCGAAAATACCCTTTGATTACTTCTAAAACCAACTCTTCAGGCCAGCTGATAAGCTCCTGCGACAGTTTCTTACTGTGCGAACGTTCTCCTGCATGTTTGGTAAAAATACCAATGAATTCTTTATTTTTAGGAATAATTCTAACCGTCAAGCTATTTTTCAGTTTTCCCTTGCACATCCAACGCGCTATTTTGCATTTTATTCCAAGTCGATCACAAATTTCCTTAGAATCTTTTACCCAAGTGTCTCTTTCGTGTATTCCGAAAGACAATCTTATCTCACACGGCGTGCCAGACGGGCTGTACGCAACGCTTCCTTCTGCTAAATAATATCCAATAAGTCTTGCCAGGTCAGGAGTTATGTCGTCCTTTAATTCTATGTTTCGGGTTTTAGGAATTTTCAAGAAATCCCCAACTTTCAGCGACCCGGCCTCTACCACCTGACTTGGAATGTGCCCTTCTGGTACAGTTGTAATAGGGTGTCTTCCCTCATGAATCCTGGCTGAACATTGTATCAGCTTGGTGGTATTATTAGTATGATTTCTTAAAAAGGCTCTTCCTACGTTATCGACTTTGTTTCCGCACCCGCACGCACAGTGTGTTGGCCACACCCAAGCTGGGAATCTGTGATTCGGAGTTACTCGGAACTTTCGTCCTCCCCACAGCGTAACTTCCAAAAGTTTGTCTGGCACTCCCTCACACCAGTTGTTGAGTACTTTTTGCGGCTTTCCGAACTGATCTAGTACCGTGTCTCCGTTCTCAATTTCTTCAATCGGTCGAGGAGACCCCTCTGAAGATAATACCTTAGTTCCCTTTTCAAAACAGGCAAAACTGGTTTCACCAACAAGAAACGCCTTTGATACACCCATTGCCAAGAGCTTGGCGCGTTCTACGAAATCCCACTCTTTTGAAATCAAAAGTGCTCTATCAGCTACACCCACATAGTCCACTTCGACGTTCTTGTGCGTAATGAGAACAGCCAGTGGATCCGCCTCAGCAATAGACAGTTGTTCGTAAAAAGACTGAACGTCTGCTTCAGTAGGAGACCATGACCCGTCTGCCGCGCCCAGTTTAAACATCCGCAAAGGTGCCGCATTTCTTTGGGAAACTGCCAGTGACGAGTTAACAATGAAATCTTCGTACATGTTGAATCTGTAGATTCTGGTGTACAAAGACGTCCCGCGCTCATCGTAGGATGTAGACATGCGGGACAAATATGTAGTATTAAGCCGATCCAGGGGAATCTCTTTATTGGCTCGGATGGCAGAAATCAGAGCCGGGGGAAGCTTGGCCACTACTCTTCGCACCATAGGGTCTTCAGACTGCACCATGAACCGCATAGTAGGAGTAGGCTTCAACCACATCAGTGGTTGGTCCAACGCTAAGCCCAGACCCATAACCTTGACATAGTCAGGGTTATGCGAAATAATTCTGTCCCAGTGTCCTCTCTTAGAACTAAAAATCAGGTGGGGGATAAACTCCCCGGTAATCAACAAGTCTCTTGTGTAAGTAGGCAACTTAGAAGACATGCTGAGTTCATTGAACATGTCTTCGTATGTTTTACGTATCGATGAATCATCGATACCTTCTAAGTCAAACGGACCCCACGGCAGCTCTGCATACATATCAGTCGCAATGGAGATGGTAGCGTCTCGGCGGTAGATATCTCTCCAAATAGCATTTGCTGTGGCTCTGTCACGCGGGTAGTAGAACTTATCGGGGGTAGACCACCGGTAATCATAAAACAGGGGGGCTTGAGCAGCAGTCTGAGAGGTCGATCCACCCATGCCCGCTGCCCCGCCGGGGAAGGACGATGCCTTGCGCATCACGCTCCCTGCTTTAAAGAAGGGAGATCTTTCGTCACGTTTCGTAGTCATATTTTAGTACTTTACTGCAGCGCAGCCATACGTTTTACGGCTTCAACATCGATCCCATCACCGCGATTCATCATAGCTCGCATGGCGGCTTCGCGTGCCTGCTTGGCGGTCAAACCGTAATCCCTAAGGACCAGAGTAGTGTGAACGTACGGGCCCAAAAGTTCTGTTTTTTGACCGGGAATTTGAAGGCTGTACAATCCAGAGATACTATCGTAATAAAGAAACATGGTTACCTCTTGCACACGGTTTTGATAGCCGCAGTCATTTTGCGTTCGACATTGCACTCGTGGAATTTTCCCAAAATAGCATCAAGCTGAGCATTGACGCTAACCAGGACCTTCAGGTCCTTTTGAAATTCGTCTGAGGCTTTCCTTACTTGTCTCCATACCTCTTTCATGTCTTCTTCTGCACCCGCAGACGAGGACTTGTGCTTGTTCTGCATCCATTCCTCACGTTCCTCAAGAGGAATCTTGCGGTATGGGAACATGTACACTTTTTTCTCTACGTGCTTGTCAACCGTGCTGGCTGCTTCTTTCCACTGGTTCAGCGCCTTAATAGCCTTGTCTGCAATGTCTGAGTGGTTAAGATTCAGGATATCTTTCAGTGCCTGCAGCTCCTGTTCCGGCAGGGGGGTCAATTCGTGCTCTTTAACTTCGTTACGAATAGCTATCAATTTACCCTTGTAGTCCCTGAACAGAACCTCGTTTCCCTTTATTCCCTCGCCGATTTCATTCAGCACCAAGTAGAATTTCTTGAGAGCCTCTGCCTTCTTGGCGTCCATGTCCTTAACTTCACGATTTAGAGGGTTAAGGTACTTTTCTCTGATTCCCCCCACCTTCTCTTCTAGCTCTTCCTGAGTGGCTTCAAGACCCGCAAGCGTAGAGAGGGCTTCTTCCAGCTTCTTATTGATCGGCTTGGCGTCTCCCTGCTCTGGCACAATTTCAGCTGTCCCGGCCGGTGCAAACGGCATCTCACTGAATCCGTACTCCTGAGGCTCCTTACTCGGTTTCTCGTACTCGTCTGTTGCTGGAGCGGGAGGAAGTTTGTAAGCGATAAGACTCAACATGGCTTTGGCTGAAGACCTGAGATTGTACGCTTCGAGCAACTTGTTGGACGCTTCTACGTCTACCATGTCCAGGCTAACTGTGTACTGCCCGTGCTCTTCGTCCTCAATCGTCATTGCCGTATCGGACACGGACACCAGTGTGGACACGTGCCCATTTTTCAACTTGATAGATTGTCCAGACATGTACGGATTGAAAGGGCCGTCTTTCAAAAAATCTTTGGCGTACTCTTTGGTTTCCTGCACTGCCTTGGACACCAGCTTTTCTGGATAATCCAAATCGTACAGTACGGTCTCAATTTCTTCCCAAGACCACCCCATCATCCAGTACGTACGAGCAGCTGTACATGCTTGTTCTTCCAAATCGGACGTAAGCACATCTTCTGCGGAAACCCGGATAGTAGGTTTGCTGATTTCGGAAGCAATCTCTTTCACGATGTCTCTATCACCCTCAAGCTTGGCTTTTTTCAACATTTGTCCACCTGTTATTTACTATTGTAGGCACTTTTCAAAGAAACGATATCCGAAATTGTGCACACGGACCCCACGCAAATGTTATTACCCTTGCACTGTCCGCCTTTGATTTCTAAAACGTACCTTGTGTGTCGCTCCGACCACGTTCCACAATCCCCGGGTTGTACGCTGTGGATTATTTTGGATACCCTGTACACTCCCGCACTCCCCTCGATAAAAACAATGTCTATTGGGTATTGAACTTTACCCATGTGGAAAGTGACGTGTTGAGGAGGGTCAAACGGAAACAACATGCCGCCGTGATCTTCCAGGCTACTGACTACTTCTAAGCCAGCAGTCTTTTCAGACAATTCTGTTGCCGTGTCCACAATATAATGTGTCAAATCAAATTTTATAACGGAATTGTTCATTCTAAAACCGCTTTTACTAAGTTAATCATTTTAGCTATCTTACTCTCAGACTCACTCAACGAATTTTTCAAGTTTGTAGTGTTGTACCTTACGTCGTCAAAAGATTCTAACACAGCGGCTGATTCATCAAATAAGTCGCTGTTATTTTCTGCTTCGGTTTGAATTCCAGATACCAGTCCGGTTTGCTGATTTAAAAATCTTTCATTGTCAGATACGAACCTAGTGAAGGAGCTTTTTAAATCACTTAAATTCCTTTTCAAAAGCTCCAGTTTAGCTTTTAGCATCTGACCCTGGCGAATGTATCTGGACTCCCTACGGGTTACTGCATCGGACGCACCCTGCCCGTGCAGGTTGATGATATGAATACCAAATCTACCGAGAATTTCTTCAGCCGACTCCCTGGACAGCATGATGGGTTTTCCATCAAATTCATTGGCGAACAATGCTTTCCAGTCCTGGCCGTGCTCTCTCTTCAGGTCCTCAATCAAGTCAGGTTCAGATGCCAGCACGTACTCTTCCAGCATCTCGAATGCATTTGTAAGGGCATCTGATTTGTTCATGTTGGACACGTACAGCGCCGCCGGTCTACCCTTACCGGTGTCGGTCCACACCGCGCCAATGAATACCGGAGAGTCCGTATCCCCGTAATAAACGTCCCCCTCAGCTTTTATTACCTGCACGTTTTCTAGTATATTTTCTAAAATAGAATCCGCGCTATACCCAGTTTTTGAAATGGACGCCCCTTTTGACGCCAATTCCAAACTTTCCCCGTCATCCTCAAACGCAAATTCCTGTTCTGGCTCACGTTTCACTGGCTGAGACTTGCCCGAAGGGTGGTCATCATCTCGGTACTGCCACACTGTATCCCACATATCACGAAGGTCAGACATGGTGTCTATCTTGGTTAAAAGATTGTACATTACCTTTTGCTGTTTTACGTCCTTCACATTTTCTTGGATAGCTCTTTCTACTTCTTTCTTTTCCCCTTCCAAGAAGTCCGCATCCGCGCACAAACTGCTGTACTTATTAACATTAGGATGTCTTACTTGGTTCACTACTTCTTCTTTGTACTTCTTGCTTACGTCCACTTTGGGTTTGCGCTTCAGGACTACCCGGTTGGTGATTATCCAACTGTTGATACCAAACACCGTTTTAGTGTCAGGTGCGTATTTATCACAGATGGCGTTGTATTCTTCCTCATTTACGAATCCATCTCTGTCAAATATAGTTTTAAGTTCTGAAATCGCCTCGACAAGAAATTGATTGTCTGACATACCTGACATCCGTTTTAGCCCCGCTGCCTGAAACGCTTGTTCAAACTCGGCGCGCTTTTCGGGGGAGATTTTTAGAAAAATTGCGCGATAATCATTATCACCTATGGTGTTGTCTTTAGACCTAGACTTTGCCAACTGCACAGCGTGGTCTACTGTAAATTCTATTTCGCGCTCAAGTTCACTGGTAAAATCGTCCATGGCTTCCTTTTAATATACAGGTTGGACATTTCCAGTATAGTCTGTCTTGGCTGTTGAAAATAAATGTTCGGAAGTTCGGAAGAGTCGTAAAGTAGTTATTTGCCCTTAACGGAATCCTGGATGTCTCTGATCAGCATCACTTTAGTCTTGTTTTCCAGAGGGATACCAAGTTGAATCGCGATGTCACGAATCTCATTGGAGGTCTTGCGTCGCAATTCCCTGGTTCCATAATCTTTGGGCGCCACTTCACACGTTTGATTTTCCAGTACTTCCACTTGAGGGGAATCTTCCAGTTCTTCTTCCATATTTTCTGTGGAAATTTCATCGTTGACTGGTGCACCCTCTTCAGGAAGATCACCAGTGTCCTCAAGGACCGCCGCAGCCTCAACAGGGGCATCATCTGCAAATGTCATCGGTGTCAATTTTCCTTCACACGCGTCTTTCAGTCCCTGTACAACCTGTTCCTTGACTTTTATAGCCCCCTCTTCAGCCCACCCCCGCTCCACCAACTCTTGGATAACCGGGTCGGTAATCTTTTCTTTCGCCGCTTCCTTTAACTCCACTAACCCCTTGGTGGTGTCCTTCCTAACATCCAATTTTGGCAGAGTGATATGGGAGTCGAAAATTACCCTAATTGTTCTCTTACGAGTCAGTTCTGACAACTGCTTGCACGACATGATTGTGTCGTAAGTCCAATACCTCTCTAGATCCACCGTCTTGCCGGGTTTCAAAGAGATAGAGATACCGTTCAGGGTAAACGAAAAAGGACCGGAAGTTCCTGTAACTACTTTAAACATTTTATTCTCCTATCTTCTAAATCTAACGATTCTGGGGGGTAACACTGTTCCTATTCTTTTCTTAGTCAAATCCCCTTTATTAGCCACAAAGTCTGGGTTATGGATAGCCCGGTGCACGCCGACGTAACACTGTATCATGTCATTGTGCCCACCGGTGGGGTGATCTACCTTTACACCATTATCTTCTAGCCTGCGTAACTGGTAAATGGCGGTGGCGCACGGTACGTTTCTATCCACCTCGGGCTCCACATTTTCCTTTTCAGTTGCCGGAAATGAAATTGTACCGTTTTGCATAGCGTGGAGAAAGTTTATGTGATCCTCCCTAGTGAGGTTTTTCCCGAGAGCCGGAACGCCAGCATCTATAAGTCTATGAATTTGATCCGCCGAGTTCCACTTGTCATAGCTGACTGTTATTTTATACTTTTTGGCCAGTGTCAACAGTATGTCCACCATAGATGGAAAATGTATAGATCGAGCCTGACTTGCCTTGTGCGCCACTTTCAACAGGGGCTTAGCCTCAATTGCTCCATCTATTATTACTTTTCCTTTTTCTCCGTGCCCTATGGCAATACAGAAACTGTCACCGGTTTCCCCGGGGTCGCAGTGTAAATGGTACCCAACCATGGTGCTAAGTTTTGCTTGCAAAACTAGAATTTTCAAAAATCTGTATACAATCTCTTTATCCCCGTTCTTCAACGTGGTATCAAAAAATTCCTCTTTAAGAGTAAACACAGACTTTCTACTCTTGTCTATCGAAATATCAATGATGTTTTGATCCCGAACAAACGGGTTTTCCGCTCCGGGGGGTTTGGCTCCAAAGTCTCGCTCGTATGCTACCGGATCGCGCTCCAGCACCGACGCAAGGTCCTCTTTCTCGATGGTGGGGTTAAATTCCCACGTGGCCTTGTGAAAACTGTACATTTTCGGGTCTTTTAGCGCGTCTTTCAGTAGTTGCATAGACTTATCTTCAGAAAAGATAGGCGACGATATACACACCAGTACCCCGTCTGGCAACAACATTCCTTTCTTTCTGGCCCTAGTTGCGCCCTTGCGCACGGTCAACAAAGAGTTGTCCAAAGCACGATAAACTTCCGTAGCGCTGCGTTTGCTGCTTCCTGAGTCGAACCGGGACAACTCGTCGATAACCGCGAAAAGTCTTGTTCGACCTGCTTGAGTGGAGGAGTTGGAAGTTACTGAACTTAAACGAATTCTATGTTCCCTAAAATAGATTGAGGTATCTGTTTCTCTGTACAAATGCCCTCGACGAAGAGACGGATCAGCTATCTCCGTGTCCATCATTTGAGTTCTGTAGTTTTGAAACCACGGGCTCGACTCGTACAGACCTTTGAACTGCCCCCACACAGTTTCAGACGCTTGCTTACCGGCGGCAGCGGCAAATGTTCCATCTAACACCTGGGTACCAGCAAGACCGTACTTCTCTTGCAAATTGGTAACGCACAGTACTTCGTGTAGGTACGATGCGCATATCATGGCGGTACACATGCTCTTTCCACTACGCATGCCTACCACGCCTATCATGGTGTTATGAAAATGCAAAGATTCTACTAAATCATCCTTTTGTGTACCGCATTTTGGACACACCCCGTACTCAAACAAAACCTGGTCCGGTCGCGGAATCCGTGCAATATTTTCCAGGTCATTGCACATCGGGCACGTCAACTCAAAAAAGTCTCTGACTATGGTGTATTGTTCGGGAAACAGTGTAGGAGCTGCAAGATATTCCGGGGATTCAATAAACACGACAGGGTTGGGGGCACGCCTTAACTTAAAACGCCCGTCCGTAAATTTCTCTTTGAATGTTGCACTTCCCTCAATTATTTTATCGAAGGAAGAGAACAGGCTGTTTACTTTGTCGTCAGCTGACAGAACACATCCTCCAGATGTTCAGAATCGGCTAGCACTTCTAAGCCGCAAAACCGTTCGGACTCATTAAATCTGAACATGTCGTCCTCTTGTATGTCACAGTCGGTGTCTTCGTCGATAATACAAACTACTTCCTTTTTCCACGTCATCAGGATCTCTACCAGTCGATGGTACCCATCAACAAGCCTGTACTTATTTCCTGCCGGTGTCACAACCAGGGATCCGTGCGTTTTTGAGAATTCTCCCTGAGCACAATCACTGAGCGCCCAGTACAGAATTCTCTTAGAAATAATCAAATCAGAAAGCTTTATACATATGGACACAGGTTCTCCTTTACTTGGACGTCATGTCTTCTATGGGCCATCTAGGATTAAAATCGAAATCTTGAACAGAACACTCGGATATTGAGGATAGCTTGAATGACCGAATGGCTTCTTTTTCTAAACAAAATGCAAACAACACCATTTCATGTGTTTTTTCGTTCAAAATCAGTCGGTACGGTTCTACACTTCTAACAGACTGAACACCCGAGATGTCTCCGTACTGGAAAGTCAAAATTTTCTTTCTACTCATAGCCTCTTGAATCAGCGGGCAGATTTTGTCTTCCTGTTCCTTTTTATTTTCATCTTTATGCTGCGACAACTTCCGAGGCTCCTCCTTGGCGCCTGCAGATTTATCCCGTACTACAATCTGCGCAGCTGCTACTTGCTTTTCTTTCAGGTGTTTTTTAACCGCATCTCTCTTTTGCGGGTTAGAAAACGCTGCTTTACACGCCGGACATCGGTACACAACTTTATTGGGATAGTGCATTTCAATAGGAGATTCGGTATTACAACTGGGGCATGGAATCGTATCAGGATTCCTAACTTTCTGCCCCAGAGTTCTCAGTACGTGTATAGCCATTGTCCACCCTGTATTTGTGCTTGTGCATGGATTTACGAATAAACACTCCAGCTAACACAAGCACTAGACCAAAAGGCAAAATAATTATCGTCAGAGCTAAAATCGCTTTTATCGCCGTCATCCAACTTGCATGAAACTTATTTTTTCTCAACCTTCTCCAGCCTATCGTAATAGTCGGGGAATTCTTTCAAGTGCGCCCACGCTATTTTAGCCGTAAGAATCGGGTCATCGTCTGTGACGTTAGTCTCGGGGTCATTGAGACCGTGCTCCATCTCAACTTCGAGTCCTTTTTTAAACTGGGCTACGTCGAATTTGGCTGTACCCCACTTGATTCCTAATTCTTCCCCCAAGACTTTTATTTCCTCTTCGGATATGCTCGACAGATCAAGATTTTTAGGCATTGCTACCTCGACAATAGTATTGCGGTAGGGACAGACACCCCTACCACTGTGCCGACAACAAACCACAGAATTTTGTTATTATACCACTTCGACTGAGTTACTAATTTATTTTCCTGTTTTTGTACGATGCTGGACATTTGTAATACTTGTTCATTTAGGTTGCTAATCATTTTGTCCATCTCTTTTTCTATCTGCTCTTTGATGTCTATTCTCTTTTTGCACAACTCGTTTTCTTGCTCTACCAGCTTTAACGCCAGTACTGTGTTAACTACTGTAGACGCTAACTCGGGCGTCATACAGATGTTACCCGTAGCCTCGTCTTTGTAAGCCCCGGACGGTGCAGCAGTCTCGCCTGCAAATACAGCCACGGACAACAACACACCAATGCTACTTACCGTAAATTTTATTAAGCGCATCTACGATCTCCTGTGTAGTCATCTCAGAGTCTTTAGCGACCTTGACGATACTTTCTTCTATTGCCTTAATCTCCTTTTTGAGTTGCTCGTCTTTTTCCTTCAACTTTTCAATGTTATTTACTGATACGTTATTTTCAGTCGCCAACTTCTCTATCTTAGATTTAGCCTTTAGTATTTCAATGTCCGCTTTAAGAGACTGAATAACCTTCTTATCTCTCACCAGCAGGATAGCCATGATTACAAGAGCCACCAAGCACGACACCGCCGCGTAGTTCTTAACGAAAATCCAGGATTTGACTGCCCACAACTTGATTTTAGCTTTAAAGTCCATATCTAACCCTCATTTCCTCTATAGATTCCTCTAAAATTTCATCCACACTGTTGTACAGAAGCTTAAACCCTANTTCCCTAATTTTAGTGCTGTTGATTGCGTATCGTCTATCATTCCCCGGTCTGTCTTCTACATGAATTATTCTACTGTTGGATTTTGTTAAACGAATTATNTTCCTTGCCATGTCCAAATTCGAGATACGCACACCGGATCCAGAGTTGAAAATCTCCCCCACCAAGCAGGGGTCATTTAACTCATACAGAAATTTAAACGTACGAGCGAAATCCTTAACGCATACCCACTCCCGTATGTTGTTTCCTTTTCCGTGTATGATGATGGGTTCGCCCATAATCGCGTTGCGTATAGTTGCTGGAATAAATTTTTCACAGTGCTGTCCCGGTCCGTAGTTGTTGCACCCTCTTACGATGTTGTATGAAAAATCTCCGTGCGTGTGATAGCATGCCCGTATGAGCTGCTCCGCCGCTGCTTTGGTAGCACTGTACGGGTTGTTGGGGCAATAGTTATCAACTTCTACAAACTCAGAGACAGAATTAAAATTCGTATCTCCGTATACTTCATCTGTAGACACGTGCTCAAAAAATACATGCTCTCCCGACAGTTGCTGGTACTGTCTAATCCCAGTTATGATATTGTACACCCCGGTAACATTTGACTTTATAAATGTAGCTGCATTATGTATGGAAGCGTCTACTGAACTTTCAGCTGCAAAATTTACTATCAGTTGCGGACGAAGTTTAAGAAGAAGAGATGTCCAGTTACACTCTGAAATGTCGTCGTATACGACTTCTCTAACTTTTTTCTTGGTTTTCCATATGTTAGCCGCGTACGTACATTTATCTACAATGTAAACATCGTACCCTGCATCAATGAAAATGTCGGTAGCGTGTGACCCAATAAATCCCAAACCACCGGTTATGACAACGCCAGGACCCATCTTATTCCTTCCAGTCTCGACCCTCGTACAATTCTTTGATTTGTCTTTCTTTTATTCTATACTCTCTAGAATTTTTAGCACACGGGATAAACTTGGCTTTGTATACGCCGTCCTCGTACTTGCCCGTTACACATACGATGGTGTCATCCCAAAGTTTAACCCACTGTGGTTCTGACTTTGCTATCTTGTCTTCTATAAAACTTTTGATCTCGTCAGTCAAATTTCTTACACTCCTTAAATGACTTACCGTTATCATCCTTGGTTGATATTATGGGAGTACCGTGAACGAAGGACAGATCTATCCCGGCCTGACCGTAACTCAAGCAGTGCTCCGCTCCGGGGTCATAGTAATCCGTTACCCGATAATTAAAAACAGCAGTGTCGGATACAACGTAGAATCCGTGAGCAAACCCGGGCGGAATCCACAAACTCTGAGAAGTCTTCTTAAGATTGATAACTGCCCATTTTGAAAAAGTAGGGGAAGATGTTCTAAGATCAACTACCATGTCATAAACTTCCCCGTGCGGCAGTCTCACCAACTTCCCTTGTGCCTTCGGATTTTGATAGTGCAGTCCGCGCAGTACCCCGCGATGCGACACCGATTCATTTTCTTGAACGAACGAATACTTTCCGATAAAATCTTTGAATGCACTTTCTCTGTATATTTCAGTGTAGGTGCCTCTGTGGTCTCTATACGATGTTTCCTGCTCAAACAGGATGACATCCTTGAACGGTTTTATAATCGTAATATGAAACATTACCGCTTACTCCACTTACTCCAGTTGGCGCTGTTGTTACCGTGGGGAGAAGGAAGTTTCTTAAACACAGAATGGCTGCACTTGGGACAAGTCAGGTCAATTTTAGCGGTATCAAAGTACCCGTCTTCTGTTTTACACTTTTCAAATTCAGAGATAGTGCAAAACGCAAACAAATCATCTTCGTGCCCGCATTCTTGACAGATCAGTCGGTAGGTAGGCATGCTACTTCCTTTCGTTTTATTTTAGTTTACGTTTCGCGTTGCTTCAGTACACTACGCACACACTTTCAGTATCTCATCCATCCGGTTTTCTGCTACTCTCAAGTTGGCCAGTACCAGGATGGTTTTTTCTTCTGTTTCTGTGATGTCGCCCACTTCTACCAGTCGCTTTAAGTACTTATGCCCATTTCCATTTTCTGAAACTACTTTTTCCACTAGATAATTTAAGTATGTCTTATTCATCTTTCTTCTCACTTATCACGTTGAACAACTTATTATTAAGGGATTCTACTTTTTCGCCCAAGGATACTACGTTATTCAACAAGGTTTGAACGTACTGATCGTACGTATCTTTTAGAACGTACTTATCGTTTATCTCTATTCGTAATTTGTATGCTTCCGAGGAGTCTTTGGAGTGCTCTTGTAGACGAATCAAATCTTCCTTTGTTTTCTGATTTTCTTCCCACATCTTATCGATTTCATTATTCAGTGACTTTATGTCGTCGTTGATGCGATTTAGGTAATATTTACCAACAAAAGCAATAAGTCCCAATGTAACTACCTGTATTGTATAACCGATGTATTGCGAAAGCATTGTTATTCCAGTAATTCAGCTGTCTGCTGGTATGAGTGTTTGTGTGCTTGGGTAGCCTGCTTTTGTTTCAACGCCTTTTCTTCAGAAACTTGTCTATCTAAAATAATTTCCCCC